TTCGTTCGGTCCAGTGGCCAATGAAGTTTGCAACCTCGCGCCGGATGAATACGTCCGATCCTTCGCCGCGCTCGGCGATAAGGCGTTGGATTTCGGATTCTTGGCTTTTAAGGAATTCTTGAAATTCCTCCCGGGGGGTGGGGGCGGCGTTAGCCGCGCTCCCCTCTTCTCTATCCTTACCTATCCTATCCTTACCTATCCTATGTACCGTTTGCGGTACGTTTGCGGTACACAACCCGTCTTTTCTCCTTTTTTTAAGCCAATCAGGCGCCTCGATTTGTTTTAATTCTCCGACTCCTTCGCGCAATTCGGTGTAAGCGCCGTTTTCATTTAAACCGAGTTTAGACTTTTCGGTTTTATATAAAGTTTCTTTGTAACAATCCGCCCTTATCAGGTTGTGAATAAGCCAATGTTTGATAACTACTACACCACTTTCGAAAGGCAAGACAAATCTTTTACTCTTAAGGACCTTAAGGTCGTCATCTCCCGCCGCTATCATTCTCATTATCTTTTTCGGACTCACAAACCCGTCATCATCGGCATACATTCCTAGGTGAAAATATAACGCTTGTGTTGAGATCGGCATCTCTAAAAATGCGTCGCTCTCAACAATCTCTGAATTGAACATTCGTCTTTGAGGCATAGGTTTAAATGTTATTTTTAATCCACTCTATATCTTCAATCGATAATTTAAACCATTCTCCTCGGACTTGTTTTTCTTTAAATTTCATCAACAAATTTGATTCCACGGAAATATAATCATCGACCTCTTTTTGGTGTAATAGCTCTATCCCGTGCGGATTCTCTGTTTTGTACGCCTTTATTCTGGAGTCAAGATGTTTAGCACGGCCGATTTTATAAATTTCAAGGCTTTTTAAGATATAAATAAAACCTCTTTCTTTTTTCCTTTCAATTTTTTCTGTCTTACCTCGATATCTCAATAATTCCTCTTCAAATTCTTTTTCTTTGATAGAATTATGTTTTGCAATTTCTTCATCGGTCATTTCCAATTTTAATCTTTCCAGCCTTCCAATAATCGCGTCAATCTCACCATAACTCGGTAAAATATCATGATTTGGGCAAAAAGTGATAAATGTTTCACCGTTTTCCTTAACTCGCTCAAATAGTAATTGTAATCTCATATCGCAGACTATGGCTCGGCTCCTGTGGGGGGCAATCGGTTCTGCGCCCAATTACCCCGCACAAGAGCCAAAGCTTGTTAAGGCGGCTACTCCATCGCTGACTCACCGCAGCTCCGTTTCGCCGCCTGGCTATTATTTCCCAAACCTAGGCACCGCCGGAAACGTTTTCTCGCTTAAATATTTCGCGAAAACTTTGTCTTTTTTACCATCTTCCGGGATTGAAAAATATGCTTGCTTAATCTCCTCCCCGATCTCCCTTAACTTATCATCGAATTGTTTGTCTTGATCCATAATTTTTAGGGTTTTTCCGCCGGGGGGATTGCGATCCCCATGCCGCCGGCCTCGGCTACTATCCGGTCAATGTATTGCCCGAATTCCTCCCTTGACAATGCCGTAGTCGTACCGTCTAGCTGTATCTCTTTTCCGTTAATTTGAATGAACTTTTTGGGCAAAAACATTTTCTTGAAAACGTCGTGAAGCTCCTCTTGGGTATGGCCGGTGTCCTCGCTGATCGTGGCCAGCACCACGCCCCAATAATAGGCGTTGGCTTTCAGGCTTCGGATGCTCTTTAGCCGTTCGATCTTAATAACAGCCGGGCAATCATCATACTTCTTGATCTCCGATTCCATCGATGATCGGTTGCGGATCGTCAATACTCCGCCGTCAATCTCTCCAAGAAAAGTTATGCGATTAAGTTTTTGCATTAGAATGGATCGTTAGTTTGCGCTTGCTTCTTGTACTCGTTGACCGCAATGTAGGGTTTCCCGCTTTTGGCCATCAAAATATCAAGATTCAAATATCCCTTCTCGTCAAACTTCTGTTCGTTCAGCCATACCCGGAAATCCTCGCGCTTGATCGATAGCCTTCCGATAACGAAATTCGGGGCCTTATCGTGCGGAGGGTTAAAATACAACCCTTTAGCGAAATTTTTGTCTGCCATAAAATTAAATTGATAAATTAAGCCTTACGAGTTCGTCTTGCCATCTTGCGTAAAAGGCAAGTACGGATTCTTCGGCCGATTTCAAATTCAATTCTTCCCGCTTAACGTTCTTGATCCACAGCCGATATTGATCGGTCTGGAACCGCGGACAATAGCTCACGAAGTCAAGCTCCTCAAGGTCATCGTTGACCAAGAAATAGCTCATCACTTGCGCCTCGTATTCTCCCGGCAGGATTCCGGCCCGGATATACTTGATTTGGGTATCGTCGTTCGGGCATTTTACTTCCACCGCCTTGCGGTAGATTCCCTTAGCCAGGATGAGCCGATCCGGTGAATTAATAAGCCAGTCGTACTTATCGCTTACGCAGATTCCTACCTTCTCCGTCATCTCCCCGGTCTTCAATTCGTATTCCTCAATCGCCGGGTCTTCGGCTTCGATCCCCTTGGCCATTGCCAGCGTGACATAATTGTCCTTGTGCATCCGTGCCACTCTCTCCGCGATCAGCTCGTTAAGCAGGGCCTCTTGCTTCGCGCTGCTGCCTATCGCCGCGCAAAGGCGCGTTCCGCTGATCTTCTCCAGTCTGGCTTGCAACCATTCCGGGCTTTTCTGTTCGACTTGAATAATTTTCATTGAGTTATGCCAGTGCCTTTACTTTTTCGACCGCGGCGACCACGGCGGTTGTGTTGCGCTCTTCCTCGGATAGCGTCTTAAAGATTGCCCGCGCCTGCTCCTTGGTCTTGGCGGCCAATAGCTTGCTGGCGGCCAGAGTTCCGTCCACGTCGGTCTTCTTGTAGTTGTTGAGGTTCCGGTTCGCGTCGTTGTCTTCTTCGGCCACAATCACGTTGAATATCGCATTGATGTTGTACCGCTTGGCATAGGTAATCTCTTTGCCCTTTTCTTGCGGGTCCGTGTTTCCGGAAAACGGTATCACGCTTTCCAATTGCTCCCCGGACGAGTGCCGGGCGGTTGTCTTGATTCCATCCGCGCTCATCTGGTGAATAACCACGAACCCATTACCGTTGATCGTGTGCCTTATGCTCTCCCAGACATTCTCGATAGTGGCGTATGTTCCCTTAAACGCTTTTTTATCCTTAAGCACAGTCTGTAATTCTTGCTGGATCGCAATCAGCGATTCAAACATCGTCTTTTCTTTTTTTGCCGCGGGTTTTGCCGCGACGGTTTTTTGAGTTTCCATTTTTTAGGATTTAAGGAGGGCGGGCGCGTAAGCGGAACTGCCGCGCGCACGTCCTTCCCCCTTAAATGTTCCCCTTATACTCCGCGTGTCCCCTCATACGTCTGCCTAGTCGCTTTCTCTGCCTGTCGCGCGTCCTCCTCGGCTTCGCTCTCCTCCGCGCAAGGCTCCTGACACTCACTACACACGCCGTTGTCTATTCTCGCCGCGCAACAATTGCTTACAGTATTTTGTATTGTCATAATTTTATTTCGACTTCAATTGCCTTGTGGGTAATCGCGTACTTCACGCGCTCCCAGAATGTCGGCTTATAGGCTTTTAACTGCCTCGCGACTTCCAGCCTCCGCCAACATCCGGCGTGATAATAATGCCTGCCGTGCTTCTCGGACTGCTGTGTGTAATGCCCGCAGGACTTGCACGGCTTGTAATTCCCGGTTGTCATTAGATTGTCGCCAAGCACCACAAACTAATTACTGCCCAGAAAGCGACGAAGGCAAGGACGCAATGATATATCTCCAATCCGTTTTCCCTGACCGATAATATGGCCCGCGTCTGCTTCTGGTATTGGTTTAATTTTTCCATTGTTGCTTGATCGTAAGAGTGTCTCACAGGTCTTCGACCAATTTGTTGCCCTGGCCGGGGTTGCCGGCCTATCTTCCTTCCTCCCTAGGGAAGAGAAAACTATTTCTATCCGGGCGAATTGCTCAGATTCCCCCGCCGGGGCAACAAAAAAGCCCTGAACTTTCGTTCAAGGCTTCTTGTTTAAGAAGTTTTAAATTTTATCCCCCCTCGATCGCCGCGATGTCGTCGGCGTACCCGGCGGCTATCGCGCACACGTTATCGCCGTAGAAGGCGTTGACCGCGCGGAAGGTGTAAAATTCCCTGAACGAAAATTATTGTTAAACTTACTCTTACATTTCAAGTCTATCAAACTGCTACAACCTTGTCAATAGCCAGTTATCCCCATAAAATGAAGCTAAATCTGTTCAGCGATCTTGACCGCGTGCTGGTACGATTCCTTTATGTCTTCCGGGATTATTAATTTTCCCTCTGTTATTTTTTCCCGTAATTCGTACAAAAAAACTTTAAGTTCCGTAAGCCTTTTTTGGCTTCGGTAATCGCGCATTCTGTACATCTGCATTCGTCTTGCTTTTAATGTCATGTTAGTTTCTTTGATTATATTCCAAGCTACAAGCTCTGTCAAATCCACTTTTCCCCAAGCAAAAAGCCGGGTTTCCCCGGCCCGCGTTAGACGCAATTCTTGTAGCTGG